CCTGCTCAAAGCCTGCGACGAAGTGCCGAACTGTTCCGGGTATTCGAACCTCGCCGTGAAGCTCGTGCCCGACACCACGCCTCCGGGCCGCGTCCTGGATCTACTCGCGCGGTGAAGGTTGAAGTGGTCAAGCCGCGGTCTCGATTCGACCGGCAGCTCGCGATCATTGCCCTCCAGCGCCTCTTTGACGGTCTTCCCGGCTCCATCACCCGGTGCTACCAGCTCCAAGCCGACGCTCGCCGTATCAACTCGCTCGTCGAGAAAGGTGCGCTGCCGGTATCGAAGGCGCGCGCTCTTCTCGCGGGCATCGACACTCAGTTCAGGATCCTTAAGGAGACCGTACTCGACCGCACGGTGCCAGTGCTCGCCCGCGTGGACGTTCAGGCGCTCATGGCGCTTCTTCCGCGCCCCGAATCTGACGACGCGGTTGTGGAGCAGGTTTCGGACGAGCAGCGCGCGAAGCAGGAATCTGTCGCACTCCTGCACGCGGCGATCGCGAGGCTTTCGGCTGCCGGTTCCGAGCGCCCCGGCCTCGTGCTGATTCGGAGGGATGATGCTGCTCGAGCTAGCTGAGAGCGAGCGCGACGTCGCCGAGGCTCTTCGCCGGGATCCGGAGAAGCAGCGCGAGATGTGCGACCCTCGGTTCAATCCGAACGCTGCTGCGTTCTTCATCTTCAACTACTGCCTGACACAGGACGAAGATCGCGGCGGCATGATCGGTCCGCTGCCGGATCCCACGGGCCGCGGCAAGTTCGCGCTCGATTACCTCGAGGAGCTCGACCAGGCGCGTGTGACGCCGTACAACATCCACGACGAAAAGCCGCGCCGTCTGCTCCACACCTGGATCAACTGCCATTACAACCTCTGGTCGCTGATGTGGGTGCGAGGGTACTCCGCTCTCCTGATCTCGCGCTCCGAGGATCACGTGGACGACGGCGGGAAACACGAGCGCACGTTCTCCATGTTCAGCCGCATGCGCTTCGCCTACGAGCGTCTCCCGCAGCACGTGAGGAAGCATATCTCGTGGCAGCACATGGCTGGGTCGTGCGCGGAGAATGAGGCCTACGTCATGGGTCGCGCTCCGACTCGTGACGCAGGCCGAGGCGCCGGCACGGTGCGCGCGTTCGTCGAGGAGTGCGAGTTCATCGAGTGGATGCAGCAGATCCACGCGGCGCTCGATCCGGCCTGTAAACACGGCAAGGTGTACTCGGGCAGCGTGAACGGCACGGCGAACGTGGTAGCCCAGCTCAAGAAGGATCAGCGGGAGGGCTGGAAGTTCCTGGAGTGGAACTGGTGGGACGACCCGGCGCATTGCGAGGGGATTCGCGAGACTACGCCTGTGGAGCGTGAGCGGTACGGGCGGTACATCTCGAACTGGTTCGTGTCCGCGACTGCCTCGCTCGACGACGAGGACATCGCCCAGGAGTACCTGCGGGATCGCCAGCGTTCGACGAAGGCGGTTTGCGTCCACCAGTACCGGAAGGACGTGCACGTCATTACTCGCCCGCGTCGTCTCGCGTACAACCCGGATCTCCCGCTCTGGGTGGGACTCGACTTCGGGAAGCATCGGAAGACCGCCGCTGCGATAGGGCAGCCAGTGGGAGATCGAAAGCTCCACGTGATCGCCGATTTCGAGGGGACGCACAAGACGACGCCCGAGATCGCTCGCGCACTGGTGGCGAAGGTCATGGAGGTGGCGCCCGGACTTCCGATCAAGGACGCTGTTCTGATCCCGGACCCGAGCGGCTTGATCGGGGAGCAGAGCAGCGACATTGCTCTCCTCGAGTTCTACCTCAAGGCCGGTTTCTCTCGCTGGGAGCTGCCTGTCTTGCGTGGCAACGGGAGCGTGAAGCTCGGCATCCAGGTCCTGAACGTTGCCTTTCAGCAGCACGAGATCGAGATCGACGAGTCCTGCGGCATCATCATCGAGGCGCTGCCGAACTACCGATGGCCGATCGATCGAATCACGCGTGAAGTGAAGCGCGATGCGGATCCCATCCACGGGATGGAGAGTCACATTTGCGACGCGCTCCGGTACCTCGCTGTGAACGTGTTCCCGATCGTGCGTAGCGGCGCCGCTTACGACACGTTCTCTCCGCTGATCGCGCCGGGCCAGAACGGAGACCGGTCCGTCATTGACCACGACCCCGACCTGGGCGACGACACCACGGTCTGGAATCCAGGAATGATGCGGCATGGTTCGCGGTTCGACGCCGCAGCGGGAGGCTACTGATGCCGCTCCTCGAGCAGATCCAGGAGCCGATCGGATCGTCTGGATTCCCGCTGGTTGGGAACCAGAGCTGGCGGTCGGACGAATACAACGTAGACCTGGCGAGCCCCCAGCAAGCGGTCGCTACGTACGAGCAGATGCGGAGGTCAGACGCGAAGGTGCGTTCGTCGATCAACCACCTGCTCTACGCGATCATGTCCGCGCAATGGCGCGTCGACGCGCAGCAGGACGATCCGCAGGGAGAGGAGATTGCCGCGTTCGTCCGATCGGTGCTCATGCCTGGCGAGACGTACGGGTACCCGGGCTACTCAAGCTGGATCGACACGCTTCGGAACATCCTCACAGCCCCGGTCTTCGGATTCTCCGTGCTGGAGAAGATTTGGGGATGGAGGCCCAGCGATGGGAAGCAGGTGATCGCGGCGTTCGAGCTTCGGAAAGCTTCATCGATCTCGAACTGGACGCTGGAGACCAATGGCCCATCTCGGCTGAAGTCGGTAACTCAGTACGCGCAGAACCGGAACGGGAATTTTGGGGAAGTCACGATTCCAGCCAAGTCGCTCATCGTCTATCCGTTCAACCGGGAGGGTGACAACTTCTGGGGCGAGTCGATCCTCCGTCCGGCGCATTTCCATTGGCGCAGGAAGCGCGATCTCCTGAAGTTCGACGCCATCCAGAAGGAGCGGATTGGCGGCATCTTCTGGGTGACCAGCAAGGAGAACACCAGCCCTACCCCTGAGCAGATCGCAGCGGCCAAGACGGTAGTGGCAAACTTCAGGATCCACCAGAATCAGGGCCTCTACTTCCCGAACGTGTTCGACTTCCATGCCGTCTTCCCGACTGGTCAGAGCGCGGATTTCATCGGCTCCGTGCGGTACGACGACGAGCAGATCGAGCAGTCGATGTTCTCCCAGTTCCAGTCGATGGGTACGGGCGAGAAGGGCGCGTTGTCGGTGGGGGAGATCCAGCTCGACATGATGCTCCTCGCCTATCAGGGAGTGGCGAAGGCAGTCGAGGACGTGTTCTCGGGAGACCAGTGCATCGTGCAGCTCGTGGACACGAACTTCGGGCCGCGTGAGCTCTATCCTCGCCTGGTATGCGAGAACTTCCTCCAGATGAAGCCGGATCGGCTTGCGTCTGTCGTGAAGCCGCTGCTCGACGCAGGGGTCATTCGGATCGACCAGCCGCTCCGGGTCTACTTCCGGGAGAAGTACTCGCTCCCACCGGAGGATGAGGTCACGCTCGAACCTTCACCCTCGGAACGTGCGGCCGCTAGTGCTGCCGCCCAAGTCAATCAGCCCGGCGGCGACCCCGGCAACCAGCCTCCAAACGCAGCGAAGAGACAAGCGCTTCGCAAGGCTGCGCCCTCGGTCGCCCCGGGCTACTTCATGCGCGACGCTCTGCCGCACGAGACCGGCGTCGCGTGGGATCAGCTCCAGCGCCACCTGGATCATGCGCCGCAACAGATCTGGTACCGGGATGTCCTCCCCGTCCGCCAGCGTCAGATCAAGGCCTTGGCTGCTGCGGCGGCGGGAGCGAGCGAGGGACAGCTTGCGCAAGGGGCCATCCCGAAGCCCGAGGTCCCTGAACTCGCCGCGGCGATACTGCCCGGGCTGCTCGATTCCTACCGGGCGGGCCGGCAGACGGTCCTCGACGAGGCGAAGCGCGCGCGCGGCGGCGTAGCGAAGGCGGCCGTGACCGACGCTCAGGACCTCGAGGACGAATACCCGCCCGACCCCACGGCGAAGCAGTCGACCTGGATCAAACGTCTCGCCCAGGGCCTGGCGCTCGGCATGACGCTCAACCTGGTGAAAGAGGCGGTGCGCTCTGGCCAGGCCGCTCAGGACCAGGAACTGTCGCCGGCAGAGAAGGAAGTCCAGGTCCGGCTCGCGCTCGAGGCGCTCTCGGTGCCGATGGCTCAGGCCGATCTGGCGGGCAAGGTGACTCAAGCGTTCACGACCGGACGGGTCGAGCAGGGCCAGGACATGCAGAGCGAGGTCTCGTCCATCTTCTACAGCGCGATCATGGATTCCGGCACGTGCGGTCCCTGTGCCGCGATGGATGGCGCCGAGCTCGATTCCGAGAGCTGGTCTTCCGACGTACCAAACCCGAACTGTGACGGTGGCGATCGCTGCCGGTGCGTGCCGGTCTTCGTCTGGCGCGCACAAGCGGAGGCTGCGTGAGTAAGTTCGAACGATACGTCGGCATCGAGAAGGTGGATCCCGAGCTCCGGATGGTGTGGGGCCACGCCTCGACCCCTGATCTCGACAGCCAGGGGGATCGCGTGCTGGTCAGCGCGATCGAAAAGGCGCTCCCCGAGTACATGCGGTTCGCGAACATCCGGGAGATGCACCAGCGGTCGGCCGTGGGGAAGACGAAGAGCGCCGAGATCGACGCGACGGGTCTCTACATCGGCGCGAAGATCGTGGACGAAGTGGCATGGGCCAAAGTGAAGGAGGGCGTCTATTCGGGATTCTCGATCGGCGGGACGGTGACGGAAAAGGTCGGAGATGAGATCAGGGGACTCGAGCTAAACGAGATCAGTCTGGTCGATCGTCCGGCCAATCGGAATGCCACGATCAACCTCTGGAAGATGGAAGGAGAAACGATGAATCAGGAGCTCAAGGAAGCGTTGGACGCACAGGCGGCCGCGCAGAAG